GTCTAGTTTGACCACTTCCACATCTTCCATGCTAGACCCTCTAGCATGCATGTTGGCACTGCGACCCAGTTGCTCAATAATTTTGGCTTCTCGGCCGGGCGATTGGTCTTCTACTAAACGTTCCACCTGTGGGTAAATCACCGAGTCATACAGTTCAAACACGTTCCGGTGTAGTTCATCTTTGGACAGTTTAGGGTCAAATTTGTCTTGGTATTTCTTGATATCGAGGTCGAAACTGGTTTTAAACCACTCTTCCAAAGCCTCAAATCGTGTACCTGATATCTGACCCAAGGTAGGGGTGCTGTAGGTCTTGAGACTAAACAGGTTTATTTTTTCACCATCCACAGTCAGCACCAGATCGGCCTTGGTCATCTTGGCATCTGAAGTGCCATCGCTGATCACCATGATCTGATTGCTGTTCTTGTCCTTCTTTACACGCTCCACGGATTCGGCCACCGTTTCGCTTTCGTTCACATACAAGGCTGCACTGGCCAACAGTGCACCAATGTCGTCTGCAAAACGTTGAGCGCGGGCCATGGCCAAGAACTCTTGTGCGCTCTTGCCCGGGATCACGCCCTTGAAATGTAGGTTGTCGTTCTTGCCAGCCACATCTGTGTAGTGTATGTCGTGCGCTATGTCAAACTGCACATTGCTGGTGGGATTGCCATCTCGATCGGTGTGCTGTGCCACTTGTGCAAATGCAAACATGTCTACCATTTGCTGCACTGAGATTTCGTTGCCGCCATTGAAAAACTTGGCGCTTACTGCCAGGCCCATGATCAATTCAGCCAGGTGCCCGGCATTGTAGGCTTTTTTGGCTTCTTGTCCGGTAAAGGCCGCTGTCTTTTGTATGGCGCCCCAAGATCCTGGTACTTCGCGACCTTGTACCACAAATGTAGGCGCAGGGGGCAAACTGGCCACATTGCCAGTTTCTACGGCTGTGGCCAGGGCCTGTATAGTAGCAGGACTCAACTGAACATGTGTGCCGTATTCACGTTGTTTTTGTGGAATAACTTCCACTGGTCCTTGTGAAGCCAGGGCCAACAACACTCGCGGATATTTGTCCCCGTGTTTGATTAGGTTGGTAAAGGGCAGACCGGCTTCGTCTACTATGTTGATTAGATCGCGCATCCAGTATTTAGCTTTTTACCAGGTAAAAGTTTTTGTCAAACCACTGTACCACAACATCTGAAATATCTGCGTATCCCTTACGCTCGATGCCGTCGATCAAATTTTTGTTAATCAACTTGCGCTCGGCCAGCTCGTACCATGATGTGCCAATGGGCAACGGCTGCATGTCGTTGGCATACACACCTGCATACAACCAAGGGGAGTCATCCTCGCGATAAAAATAAGCATCATTGCAGTCAAATCCGTTGATGGCCAAGAGATAAATCAAGTTTAAGATGTTATAGTTGTAGAATTGATTGTAGTTGGCTATGCGCAGTTGGTTACGTTGTATGTAAGTGGTTTGCGGTAAGGCCAGCAACATCATGCCGTTGTTGTTTAACAGACTTTTCCACGTGGCCAATGTTTTTACAGGGTCGGGCAAGGTGTGAAAAATATTGTGTGCCCAAATAAAGTCCACTTTCTTGGGCAGTTGTACTGTGGACACATCTGCTTCAACTAGATGTATGTTTGAATTTTGTTTTAAAATATCAGGATCAAATCTCGATGTATCACGATCCACCGCATATACTGTGTAGTTCCTGGGTTCAGTGGGTTCGTCTCGGGTCATGAGCTCGGCCCACCAAGCCGAATCGTGGCCTTCACCACAGCCCATGTCCGCTATGGTTGAAAGATTGTCTAAAAAACTGTCATACTCGTAGATCTGATTCAGTATGGTTAAACTGTGCTCGTGACTTTGGTATGGGTTTCTAAACAGTTCCATTTTTTAGTATTTCAAATATTAATTTTTCTTGTAGTCGGCGAAGCCTGGGTTCAAGTTGATGGCAGGCTTCGGCTATTTCATGTTCGGTGCCCCAACCCAATTGATTGTTGAGATGCACTGCCCATTGGCTCACACTGTCTTTTTCCAGTTGTACATCCACAACACCGTGTTTGGGTCTAGCACGGATACACTGGTTGAATTCTTCTAATAGGCGCAGGCCGTGTTCTCTAAAGTCCATTAGACTACAATGTCCTCCATACCTGCTGTTCGCAAGCGAACCACATGGCCCAGCATGAAGTTCTTGCTTTCTATGCCTTTCATGACTCCCAACCACTTGTTGCGCAGTAGTGCTACTTCATTGATAATGGTTTCCATGTCAATCACTTCATCTTCGGCTTCGGCATATTTTTCAGCATCTCTACTAGTTAGCGCACGATTGTATGCTTCTAAATATTTTTTGTAGTGTCTTTGGCGAATCTTTCTCAATTGAATGTTCAAGAACTCTAACACAGCTTCGATTTCTTGTAGTTGGTTGAATCTCTGTTCAGTTTCGCCAGGCAAGTTGGTCAAGGCTTTTTCTACGCTACCACGTATCTTGATTTCACCTCGAGCTGTTGCAAGCTCGTGTTCGTAGTAATCAATAAACTCAGGTATCACACTGAGGTCTGCCGTGATGCGATTATAAAACATCAGTAATCTTCGTCTTCGTCTTCGTACTCGGGTTCGTCTTCTTCGGCGTACTGCTTGAGAGCTCGCTTCAGGGCACCGTCGGTGGCACCAAATTCTTGAAGCTCTGTATCGCCTAGCATGTCCACCATGACACTCATGAGATTATCTGCACATTCTTGCCGATCTTTCTGCGGCACATACTGCTTCATGATTGAATACAGTTCGCTCAATACTTCTACATCAATAGTCATTCCGCTGACTCCTCCTCCAGTTGTGCTTGCTCAGTGGCAGATTGGCGATGCGGGTTGGCGGCAAAATCTGTCATCACACGATCCAAGGTGCCATCTTCGTTCCGTTCCCACGCTTTACGGAATTGTTTGATACTGTTTCCATCGGCAAGGTCGTAACGTAAGCTATTTCCATCTTTCTTGAGTAGACCTTTGCCTTCCATCATGTCTACCAGTCCCGAGTAAGGGTTCATGCCTGTTTCATATGGAATCTTGACCTGTACACTTTCAAATGGCTTAGCATAGCGTGTTTTCATGATCTTGCATGCGGCACGAATACCCTTGACTTCGCTGACTTTGTTGCCATCCTCGTCCTCTTTGAGTTTGAGTTTACGCATTGCAACAACAATTGAGCTTGCATAGATAAAGCCCTGACCACCTGAAATTTTGTCATCGGGATCAAACATGTCCTGACTTGCGTAGGTATGGTTAGTTGCAACCAGTCCGATATTCAAATCACCAAACATATTTACACAGTTACGAACTAGAGCTGTAAGTGCCTTGGGCTTACGACCCATGTCGCCTTTGAGGTCGCCGGCTTCGAACTGGTTAACATCTGTGGGTGTCAGCATCATGCCCAGGCTGTCTAACACAAACAACACTTTCGGACGCTGATCTTCGGGAATAGTTTTGTACTCTTTCACAAAGTCGTTGATCAACTTGGCCACATCATCAATCATGGCCACATTGAGTTTGAGCAACTTGTCTTCTGATGTATCTACTCCCAGTGCATGTAGCCAGGCCTCGTCTAGAGCATTTTCTGTATCTACTAGAATAACATAGATTCCTTGCTCTTGTGCGTTCTTGACCAGGTTGCCACTACAGATAAAACTCTTGCCTGCGCCCGACTCGCCAGCAAACACTGTGACCTTACCCAAAGGAACACCTTTGTGGAAGTCGCCTGAGATCAGATAGTTTAGGGCATAGTTGTTGGTTGAGATCCAGGTGTCCGGATCACGAAATCCTACGCTGATGCCGTCGATGCTTTTTGTAATGCTTTTGCGAAACTTGCTTACGTCAAATGGTTTAGTGATTGCCATGATTATTCCTCTTTAAATTTATACAAACTTTCAAATATTTTACTACTGTCCAGGCCTCTACGTCGATCCAACAGAGCTAACTGCTGAAAGGAATTTGGTAAATTCTGTTCAAACGGTTCGTCTAGATAGCGTCGCATGTTGTAATAACTGTCCTCTAATAGATATCCTGGGCGGCTCAATATCCGTGTGTCTAACATGTGTTTCAATGAGTTTAACACATTTTTTGGCAGATGTCGAATATTTAGGTATTCGGGCCTGAGTAGTGCACCAATAACAAACGAGTTTGCGTGAAACCCTCGAGCAGTCATTGAGTCAACAAAATTAAAAACAGACTCATAATTTAACAAGAACCATAACATATTGAATGTTATCTTGTGCCCACGTTGTTGTATATATGACAGGTTAGAATCAAAGTCCGCCCAGGATCCGCCGTAGCGTATGTACTCGTATTCTTGCTCTACTGTTTCGGCACTCACAGTCCAATGTACATTTGAAAACTCGCATACACGCTCAAATACTCGAGTATCCACTTTACTTAAATTGGTATTAATACGTAGATTTACATTTGGATCAAGACGATCCAGCAGTTCCAAGTTTTCTTTCATTAACAGAGGTTCTCCACCAGCAAGGTACACATGACGCAGTTGAGGAGCACGATCGTATATGTATGACCGAAAGTTGTCTAACTGATCTTGGGTCGGAGATTCGGAGTATTGACCAAGATCGCTGGCCCAACGACTACTAAACTCTGGGCCGCAATAAACACAGGCAAAATTACAAAGATTAGTCCACCGTATATCTATAGTTTGCAAATCAAAGTTGCCTGTCTGATAAGTGTCCATTGGAACTTTTTTGAGTTCTCGAATATAGAACACTCGATCACTTATGATATCAAACCCAGTTTTATTGCCTTCAAGGTCTTTACAGGTATGACAGCTAGGTACTGCTGTTCGGCTTTTGATCTGTTGTTGTCTTTTGATATTAGTATCGCCCAACACTATTTGTTCTATGGTGTTGTGTTTCAAATCACCAATTGGCATGGTTTCGTTGCTACGAATGCAGTTCTTGACTCTACCGTCATGGTTGTACATTATACCAGTCCATGGTATAGGACAAAAATGCGGGTTAGTTAGTATGTCCTGCGGTGTCATTTGGCAGGACCTAGACTGATATCAGGAATTGACAGATTGCGCTGTTGCGCCATTGTCATAATATCTACCAAGGTTCGTGCCCATACATCCACATCAGCACTGGGAGGTACAGTTTTTTCCGGGTGTGTGGCTATGTCCCCGGGGCGTACTACCATTAAACGAAGACCTAGACACCGATGCCTTATCTGCCCAACTGCTTCGTCGAGAGCAATTTTTTGTACACGGTATTCATCTAGTGCTTGGTCAAAACTGACTGGCAACGATGTCATCATGGTACCAATGACTACAATAGACTTGTGGGTACCTGTCCAACGCCGAGACATTTCAAACAATAGTTCTGTTTGAGTAAATCCAGCTTGCGCACTGCTGATCCACATGTCGTACGGCTCAATTGTGTTGGCTATCTTTGGCACGCTTCTAATATTATGACCGGTGCGTCTACTTATTCCAGTTACTTCATGGCCGTTTATGCGAAACTGGTTACCGAGTGCAAGACCTATACCAGCAGTTCCGCCTGTAATCACTATTTTCACACTATACCTCGTAGTTGTTTTTGTTTTTGTATATATGCTTGTTGGACAACTTGATCTCGATTACTTACTGCTAATTCGTTGGGCTGGTGTAGATAAGCATAATCGTGGTCTATGCCGTGCTCATGTGCAAACGCCACAATGTTAGGTAAATCATCTGCATTTAATACGCTCACTGTGGTCCACAAGTTCAAACTGACCGGCATAGATTTGTATTTCATGAGATTATGGTAAAACGTATCCCACGCAATGGGCCAACGCAGATATTCAAACACTGGTCCAACTCCGTCCATGCTGGCAGTGACTGTGACTTTGATTCCTCTTTCTGCCACTGCAACAAGTTCTTCTAGCACAGTCGAGCAATTGGTGTTCAGTCGCAAATGAGTAAGGTTAGGCGGTAGATTGCTTAATATTGCTCGATAGTTTCGGCTGTAACTGGGCTCACCTCCGTTGAGATCTAGTTGTACAATACGCTCCTGTGGCAAGGCCCAAAATCTATCTGTGTTGTTGACTCGGACGGGACTACCTTTGAGAGCCCCGATCCTGGTACTGAGATGTTCGTTACAAGTCATGCAGGCAGCGTTGCACACATTGTCCAGGACTCCACCCACTACAAGATAGTTGGATACTGTTTGTTGTTGGTCTAACTTGATCATGTGGTTTCTGATGCTTGGGCGGCCTTCTGTTTCTGCTTCCCGGCAACGTACACACTCGGCGGGCCATTGGCCTTGAGCAAACAGATCTTCTGCTTGTGTTATCCACTCACTGGAACTCATGCTTTCTAGTGTGTCAAATCTCGGAGCAGAGACCATGTGGCCACAAGGACTAACAGTACCGTCGGAGTTAAACCGAACAAAGTGATTTAGTCTAGGACACTGCACAGTTCTTGACTCCGTTCTATCACTTCGTTGTACAAGTACAAGTTATGTCGTTTGATGTACCGAACCACTTGTTTGAATGACACTGTTTGGCCCATGAAATTTTCGTACAAGATTTTGTCAAGCAACAAGTAGTAGTTGAGTTTGTTGTTGTCTTGAAAATACTTGATCAGGGATTCGTCGCGTGCCACCAGATGATAGGTGTGTTCGGTGGCTGTGGATAACTCCGATATGGGCCTAAATGTCATCCAGGCGTCGCTGAATCTGGCAAGGTTCATGAGCCAATGAAACTGCAAAGCAAAATGTCTGTTCAAAAACAGGCATTGGCCGATCATGGCCAGCACTGTGCCACGATCCAGTTCGGGCGGCAAGAATCTCAGGTATGTTTGTACACCCGAAACATAGCGTTCGAAAGGTTCACGCAAAAACACTTCAACTTCACGAACCTGTTTGAGATCTGTATAGTTGACTAGTTTTGCGTCAGCCTTTAGGCTGCTACTTCCATTCTTGAAGATTGGATATACATAGCGTCCAGGTTCAACTTCATATACATGGCATTGATCCGGGAACAGCAAAGGATCAAGATAGGAAATCATAGGTAAAGATGGGGGCCGTCACCACCCCCAGACACAAGCATTACTTTTGACGGTTGCGAATCATGGCCAAGATGTCTTCGGCACGTTGGCTGCTGGGCTTGGCTGCCGGTGCGGGTGCCACTGGCGCATTAGGTGTGGCAGGTTCGTCTTCCACATCAAAGGGAGGATCTTCCTGCGCGGCTGCTGTGGGCAACGGAGTTGTGGATCGGGTTACCACTGGGGCAGGAGTTGCTGGAGCAGACTCTGTGGCCTTGGCTGCGTTGCCAACATCCAACCCATAAGGCTTGTAGTAAGCGCCCCAACGATCGGGGTCATACGGTTGACCATCCACGCTGGCTTCAAACATTTCTTTGAGCACACGTAGTTCGACTTCGCCCGGTTTCTTGGGCAAGAACTCGCTCAGGTTGTACAGGCCATGTTCTTCGATTGCGGCCAACTCGTCTGAGTTGAGAGCTGATTCTTTGCGAGCCCAGGTGCTGGTGTTGTAGTCAGCATAACCACCTTTTGAAGTTTTCTTGATGTTGAAATCAAGACCAGACTGATAGTCAGTGGGCAGGTTTTCCATTTCAGGATCCATCAAGGCGTTCTTGATCAGATTGAAAATTTGTGGACTGATCACAAAACGACGGATCGGGTTAGCCGGAGTCTTGTCATCGCTGAGTGGGTTTTCACGCACGAAACCTTGGAACAAGTAACTGCGTTTTTTCCAGTACTTGCGACCCATTTCTTCCAGGTTGGGGTCTTTGAACCATGTGCGTACTTCTGCCAGGATCGGGCATGAGGATCCGTCGTTGTACATTTCCACACAAGGTACTTGTACCACAACAGGTTTTGAATCTGCTTGTCCTTTGACTCCAGCAAACGGCAACTTGATCATTGCTCGTTCAACCCAGAAGAAGTTGTTCTTGGGGTCTGCGTCCGGTAAGAAACGGATTCGTGCTGTGGTGTTTTCTGGAATATTCCAGTGTGCGTAGATGGCATTGTCGCCACCTGATTGTTGATTTGAGTTGCCTTTATTTTCCGATGCTTGCAGTTTTGCACGGATTTCTGCCAATGTCATAGCCATAATGTTTTCTCCTTAAAAAATGTGCCATAATGAAATTTGCCTAAGCACATACGTAGTATATGCTCTTGTATTTATGCCTGTCAAAAGAAATGGTAGATTTATTTTACCGTTTGATGCCGGCCAGACTGCGTAGCATGGCCATGTCTCGATCTTCCATGGCCATGTTGCTGACATTGGGATGAGACGGTGCCTGTCCATATTCGTCGTTCTTGATCTCAGGACTGGTTGGTACTATCCAATTGGTATCATCGTCTTCGGAGTTGTTGGGGC